CCAAAAAGCCTTTATCACACAACTAGCTTCGATTGATATTTCTGCAAATCGCTTTACTGGAGATCGCATACAGTCATCAGATGAATCCCTTCTGTTTGATTTAGTTAAAAATCAATTAACTATGTCAAGTAATACAGCGGCTATCGTGAGGGAAGATGCAGGATATCCAACACACTTTATAAGATACGAGTCTAGCATTGAACAGAATCAGAAACATTCGAGGACGATTATTGGCAGTAATCGGAACGGTTCGAAAAATTGGAATTCTGTCTCTTTTGCAGGAGTTGTGATCGACAATAATTCAAACAATGGGGTTGATAAAATTTTTCAATACGGAGACTACAACCACATGCGTCATGCTTCAGGTGATGATGGCTGGAATTTTAGTGTAGTAACCCAGACATTAACTCCAGGAATTTGGAAGAAAAACTCAGAAATTTGGTGCAGGCATTTTGTTATCCCCAAAAAAACAAAGTCAGATACAGACAGCCCGACCGAATTTATCCGTTTGGATGAAAGCGTAGCTGCACTATGGAAATTGTGGGCACACGCCCTTGGTCAAATTAATATGACTGGTGCAATGAAAGCGAAAGTGCAAAGCATGCTAGACACCTTCTCTTACAATCGAGATCACATTATATAATGGAGTAAATAGATGGAAGAAAATATATACGTAGCAATCATCACTGATTTAGCCAACCAATTGGCAAATAAGACAGTCAACGAAGCCGAATTTAAGGCACGATTGACACAGTCACAGCAACTTGTAGCGCAACTTGCTCAGGAAGTTGAGAGCTATCGCTCTGTCCTAGAGTCAGATAAGGACTTGAAGGATCTTTTTGAAGAAATCAAGAACAAAAACGAGGTAAATTAATAATGGATTACAAAGTACAATTTAAATCATACGATGCAGTAGCTAACACTACCAAGGTAGCAATCAAGCAAGGCTTTCCATATCGAGTATTTGAGGAAATTTTGCCAACCAACCGCATGACCGAAGATGATGCAACATTGGTTGAAGCAGTATTGAACATTGTCCGCATGGAACTTGATACATCTGGAGCAGTCGTAGCAATCAAGAAAGAGCTAGATAAATCTGTCGAAGCTAACAATGACGCCATTGCCAAAATTCAAGCTCTCACCAAGGACAACGAAGAAAAAGCAAACCAAATCCAGAAGATCAAGGAAGTGGCAGAGTGGAACGTTTTGGTCCGTGTGACTGATGTTGAAAATCCACTTGATCCTACTGTATTTAAACGTGGTCTTGAGTTGGTAGACCTTGGTCAATCTGGCAAGACTTACCAACCACAAGAGATCTTTACCATCGAAGATCCAAGCCACACAGAAGCATTTGGTGAAGGGAAACGCATCATGATCCAAGTGAATGAGCCATTTACTTACCAAGGCGAAACCTTGGATCAATTGAACAGCCTTTATCAAAATGGCAAAATCGGCATTTGGAAGTGGACCAAACCAAAAGAAGAGAAGGAAGAGAAGCCAGGACAACCTTCTGGCGACCTTGAAACTCAACCAGTGGCTACAGCTACACCACAACCAACACTTTAACAAGAGAGGGGCGTGATCTATGATCCACTTTACACCAGAGGACATCTCGATGATGGTCGGTTTTGTCGGGATCTTACTTGGAATTTACGGAAATTTTAAAGGAAGTGTCGTGGCACAAGAGAAACGCATGGTCGTGATCGAAAAAGACATCGAAAACATGCGTGATTTTCGTCTGACAGCAGTGAGACGACTCGACAACCACGATGAACAGAATAAGTCTCTATTGATCCTCGCAGAGCAGGTCAAAGCCTTGAGCGAGGATATGAAGGAACTTAAAGCATTAATTCAAAACAAAAAATAATTAAGAGGTAACACTATGAAAATCAACTGGAATGTACGTTTGAAAAATAAAAACTTTTGGCTTGCTCTTGTGCCAGCCTTGGCCTTGCTATTCCAAGCTTTTGCTGACATTTTTGGCATCAAATTGGAGTTTGGCCAAACGATTGATAAAGTCCTTGTATTTATCAATGTGCTATTTGCCTTCCTTGTGCTTGTCGGGATTGTTAACGACCCAACTACCACAGGATTGAGTGATAGTACACGAGCATTAGGTTATGAAGAACCTAACCAAGATTAATATTTTCGTACTAGCGACTATCTTCTTTTGGATAGTCGCTTTTGATTTTAGAAAGGATTGAAAAAACATGAGTGTACAACAATCTATAGTTAACGGTTTTACAAGCCGTCGTGGGCTGATTACATATTCGATGTTAGGTTCTCGCAACGGTTCAGATGGGACAGGGGATTGCTCTGGTATCATGTCGCAAGTATTGAAAGAATCGGGTATCCCAATTCAAGGTTTGCCGTCAACAGTGACACTTGGACAGCAACTCGCAAATAACGGCTTCTATCGTGTGAGCCGTAACCAACCATGGGACGCTAAAATGGCCGATATTATTCTAATGTCATGGGGTGCTGATATGTCTTCATCTGGTGGCGCTGGTGGGCATGTCGGAGCGATGATCGATGATACATACTTCATTTCTTGCGACTATTCGACACAAGGAGCAGTCGGGCAAGCTATCAATACCTATCCTTGGAACGACTACTACAGCTGGAATAAACCAGCTTATATCGAGGTTTGGCGATATGCTGATACGGCACCACAGACCAACAATCAAGCGAACACAGCCGTCCAACCGAAAGATAAGGCCTTTTACCAAGCAAACGAAGTTAAATACGTCAACGGTATCTGGCAGATCAAGTGTGATTACCTAGCACCAGTAGGCTTTGACTGGACCGAAAACGGTATTCCCGTGTCTTTGGTAAACTGGGTTGACAAGGATGGAAACAACTTGCCGGACGGTGCGGACAAAGACTTCAAAGCTGGAATGTTTTTCAGTTTTGAACTAGACGAAGCCCATATCACAGATACCGGCAAGGGCGGATATTATGGTGGTTACTATTGGCGCTTGTTTGAATTTGGCCAATTTGGACCAGTCTGGCTTTCGTGTTGGGACAAGGACGATTTGGTGAATTATTATAGCTGAGGTGGTGAATTATGCGCATTAATTCAACGAACCTAAAACAATTTGAAGGAGGGGCAGTCGTCAAGCAAGGCGACTCTGCCTCACTTTTTGGATATGAGCTACTGGACGAGCAAATGCGCCTAAACGGCAAAAATGCTACAATACGAATCTTTAATCAAAAAGGAAAGGCTACATTTGAAAGTACAGTGGACAAATCAAAAGTTACTTTTAAAATTGGGAAAGCCCTACCTATTGGATCTTATTTGGTAGAAGTCGTTTGTGACGGATACATTCTAACAGTACTATACAATCTTGCTAAAATTTAGAGAGGAAAAATTATGACTTTAAATACTGAAAAATTAACATCATTCGTCCAAGCTGTCGGTGCTGATGTCAAGGAAATCAAAACCACGCTTGCAAATAAAGCTGACAAGTCCGAGCTTGGACAAGCTGGGATCACTCAGCAACAACTGGACACGGCTATCGCTGGTGTCAAGACTGCCATTTTAGGCGATGGAGTACCAGAAGAATTAGATACTCTCAAAGAGATCGCTGACCGTATCGCAAATGGTGCAGGATCAGCAGACCAAGCTATTGTGTCTAAAATGACAGAGCTTGGCCAAAAATTCACTGACCTTGAAAATACTGACTTCGTACAAATCTATACAACGGCTAAAAATACCCTCTAAGGAGGTGCTGAATGGATAAATTAAAGAAAGCTATAGAATCCATTGGTCGTGATATTGGGACGCTTCAAGCTAATCAAAGCGGAGCGTTGCAAACTTCCAAAGCTTACGAGTTGTTTCCAACGTATGCCACGTTACAAGCGCAGATGACCACGAATATCAAGGAGAAGCACGTAGACCTCGGTCTGGACGCTCTCATCGATACAAAATTGCAAAACGGTGGCGATCCGTTTATCACAAGATCCAAGTTACCAACGATTGACACAAGCCAGCTTGCAACCAAGAATGACTTGGAAGAGTTAAAGCGTAGCGCTGGAAGTGGTACAAGCACGGAATTGAAAGGCCAAGGATTCCCTTACAATCTTAACGCTGACATCGGTACAATATATACCGATACGACAGCAAAAAACGGAGCAGTGAAGTGGATCAAGAAGACCGCTGGAACTGGTTCTAACGCTTGGTCTGTCTTGTTTGGTGATGTCAAATTTAAGCCAAGAAACATCAACTCAAATCAAACCAACGCATACGTGGAATTTAGACGCACTAATTCGACTGTTGAAATTGGTTTTGGTGGTTTGTCATGGGGTTGGTTTGGAATCGTGAGACGAGGTGCGCCCAGCTACGTTCCTCAAGGGTCAGACCGTGAACGTAACGTGGTTATCTTAAACGTCGGCGGTATACCCGTCGGTTTTCGTGCGACCAGCTCAAAACTTGGTATTATGACAAATGACAAGGGCAAGCGCCTTGGCACTTTCTATTTAGGCGGTCCGGGTGACGGCAACCAGCTACGCTTACAATTTGATGATCCCGTACCTACTGATAGAGATATCGGAGATTTGCGGTTTACAAATATGTCGTATACCACGGACGACCCGTGGCCAGAAACTTTATAAGATGACAACAGCGGTAGCGTAATGCTACCGTTTTTTTTATTTTCCAAGTAAATTCCAAATAGGTTAAAAATATTGTAAAATCAACGTTTTTTTATTTTCTTTGAAATGCGAAAGGATAGCAGTACTTTTTAAAATGTGCTATAATATATACGATAATCGAATACTATCACTTACTTGAACCACTAGCCCCAACTAGTGGTTTTGTCTGTTATAACGGCAATTTTAAAAAATGTCTATTATAACGGCAAATTTTAGTGTAAAATCTTGATTTTATTGGTTAACGGTGCTATAATAATTGTACACGGATTTTAAACAATCTACTGAATAACCAAGTGTAGATAGGGTGACACCTTGCTTGGATTACGCTCTCCGTGAGATATTGCGGAGGGATAAGTAATTCTCTTTTGAGTAATTGAAAGAGATCATGAAGTGTAAGAATATTGAGGGTGTATGCAGTATAGAGGTTGTGCGTAATTAGACCATTATCAGACGGTGGCGGTGACAATAGACGCTTTCAGTGAAAGAATAATCTGGGTAGGCCTTGCGTAGCAGTAAGAACCGAACCAGAAATGCTAAATTAAACCGTTTTGCACTTGAGGTCGAGGGATCGACCAATAACACCAAAGATAAGTACAAGTAGCCCAAAATGTGCAGATAAAACATTTGGATATGTTTATGCTAAAAATATATTTCTGAATGTCGGGTGAAAGTTGGACGTAACCAGTCGTTCCTAGTCATTTAATTGCTACGGAAGTTATAGGGTCGCTCCTTATGGCTCAGACCGTGGTAGGCTATCGGTCAATAAATTGCGTACAATCGAAGTAGAGCGAAGGCTCATTTAGTTGATTGTTTAAAGTTCGTGTCCTTGCATTTAGCAAGGTTTTTTATTTTTGTCCGACTACGTAATTGACTACGTTTTTATTTATTTGAGC